ATTGTATGCTTCCACATCGTCCAATTCTCCTTTCGAATGAAAGTGTCTCGTCACCATCACTACAAGTTAATACCATTCCTCTATATGTAACTACTAAATATGTCTTATGGTTTTTTGGAATATTCATGCTTCCCCCTCTAGGACTTCTCTTAAATGTTTTTCATTACACTCGTCACATATTAGGTTATCCATTTCGCTCTGTACTGTTGTTACTCTTAACTCGTTGCAGATTGCACACCTAAAGTGGTGTTCTAGTATCAGTTCCATTTATTTTCCACCCTTTGGTTTCCAAAGCTTGTCTGCTCTATAAGCCTTGTTTCCTACTCTTACCATCTTTTCACCGCTTGGATGGTCAAAATAATTTTCTTCCATAATATCACCGTTTAATACTTAACTTAATACTATATAAAGCTTTCTCCTCTATTCTCTTTCGTTCTATTAACTAATAGTAACAAAATACAAATGAACTTTGCTATCATTAATAATTCAATCACGATTTCTCCTCTCTTGTATGTAACAACTACATTCTTCTGGTCTTATTGTGTCCCATTCACCACATTTGAATATCCCTATATTGAAATTATAAAATAACCTCCTGAGTAATAACATACTTCCTAGTGTTACCTGAGCTATCAATATAGGTGTTATTTCAATCATATTTTCACCCCATTTAATTAATCACTTAATACTTAATTAAACTGGTACTATTTAAAGGTATACTATTTTACGGCTGTAAAACAAAAGTTATTAAAACTTAAAATAACTATTAATATGAAGGGCAAAATAATAGAAAACCTAAGGGATTTTAGAGTCGTACTCAGACCTGAACTGTACAATCCCTATACTGGTCAGGATTTAGCAGGTATTCTTCTACAACACCCAACTACTAACGAATGGGGTATAGGTATAACTTATACCTACGGTAACTTATGTAATACTCTTCTACATGAAGTTCTGAATTATATTAAATTAGACGAGAGTGAAGAGACTATTAAAAAAATGACAAAGAAGTATTGGAATGACCCTGAAATAAGAAAAGTTGCACAAGATAGAATAATAGACCTATTGGGAGTATATGACCTATGATAGACGAAAACATGAATAGAGTAGTAGATTTCTTAGGAAACAGTCAAATGGGAGAGATACCTTATATAATGGAGAAGTTTATAGACGGTGAAATATTTTGCTCTATATATGATATAAGTATGAAAGAGGGTGGTGAAATTAAAAGGTATGCTATATTTGATTTTACTGGGCTTAAAGCTGATGAACATAATTTTGAGGAAATAGCTCATATTAACTTACATGGGGCTATACAGGGGAAATTGTTTAATGGTGTTAATGCTGGGTATAATATTTAAAAACAAAAACAAATATAATAGGTAATCTAACCAGAAGTGGTATTATGGTTGAAGGTGCAGGTAAAGGTGCTGTTGAAGAACCAGAACATGAAAAAGCAATTGTGTTGAAGCAGGATTTTAAAGATGCCGACTTGTTTGTTGTCGGCAGAAGTAGTTCAGAAGACTTTAACAGGATAATACAAGAAAAAGATAATATAAAATTGCCATTATGGGCAATATATGGGAATATTGTAATCTCATCTGAGGTATATGAATGGGATTTACATAATCTTCCTGTAAACAAGGTAGTATTATCTGATAGAAAACCATATATTTTACCTGGAGATTAGATTATTTTACCGGTGTATAACAGGCTTATTTTATATAAACCCCAGGGTAATTATAAGTCTATGAATAACGGGCTAGAGTTTGAGAACATAATTAAGGCTATTTTAAGGGATATTGGGTGGAATGTAATAGATTCTAACGGAAGACCTGTTGATGTGCTCGCAAAACTTGCTGGGTTTACCCTACTTATAGAGTGTAAAGATTACCCTAAAAGTACATTGGCTGTGCAGAACGACCAGTTGTTTGTGTGGAGAGAAAGGAGACTTGTACCTGTTCCACTGCGGGGCTTGACCAACGCCATAGCGAAGACGAATCCCGACAAGTATATTGTAGTCACAAGCGGGAAAATAGAAAATAAGTATAAAGACAAGTACGGTAAATGTGAAGTAATAACATACCCTTATTTCAAACAATGGATTCATGCTTTTACAAATAGAGTATTAAATAGTGTTACTATGTAACAAGTATAACTAACCTACCTAGATGTAGTCAATGATCTGAACCCTCTATGAAGCCTAGCTAAGAGGTACGTAAGATGTAAACGAAACCTTTATACTAGTTGGTTATACTAGCTATCTATATGTGATTTTATTTGTAAAATAAAGGATGCGTTTTACGCATCACCCTCATGGGTATTCATAGGTGGTCAACCTAGTTATAGGTATATTAATTACTTATAAAGGTATATATGGTTATTCCTATGGATAATAAAAAGTATTGTTTTAAGATGTTAGCCTTAAACTCCCTCTCATATAGTTCCATGAGAAATAGGGGTAGGGTCTAATCTTCAAATTGTAGATAGTTCTTTACAAAGTATGCAAGGAAACCACCAATAGCTAGTACAATAGGTGTATACTCTTCTGGTACCTTCTGTGTAAAAGCTATCCATCCTGCACCCAATGCTGGGAGTAGGACTATTGTGGTGTTCTTAACAGACTTCCAAAGACCTGTGATAAAGCTGTATGACATAGAATTACTTCGTTTTTTGTTTATATAAACTTAGCTAATGTTGTTAAGGTTAAAGATATTACAAATAAACGTTTCATGTATCCTAGATACTTGTTTGCTGTTATTTTTTGTTGTTCTATATTTTCTTCTGTAAATTCTTCATTAAGGGTATGTCCTATAATTATTCTATCTAGGACTTTAAGTATAATAGTATATAACCATTGTACTCTATTTTCATATTTCATGTTTAATAAACAATTTAATAGTTTATAAAGTTATCTAGGGTTTTAAGTGTGCTAGAATATATCCGTCGCATTCAACCCTCATATTTTTATTACAACGAAACTGTATCTCAATTCTTTTATCACTTCCGAGTGACTTTAACCTGTCTGTTATATCAAGTGTTTGTGTCGTATCTACTGCTGTAAATGAAGACCCTACTTGTGCGAATGATCCGGCGTACTCACCTACATATACATCTACAGAAGGGCTTGTTAGTGTCTCTTTGTATATACCAAAAGTTAATGATATTGAGTGAGAATGCTGTGCTATTGAATATGCGTTCCAATACATTCCAGCAGTTACATCATCTGTACTAACATCAGAATTGTCTACATAAAATTCTATATCATAAGTATTTGACGCTGTATTTTCAGGAACAAATATATGAATATTAGTCCATTCCGTTGTGTTTTCAAATTTGTAAATCTTAATACCACCTGAGTCAGGCCAATAATCGCTACCACGTTTTATTCTAAAATATATTGGTACATCTGCACTTCCACCAAAAGCCCCTGCTAATACACTCTCAAAATTAATAAAGAAGTGTGCACCTGCTGTATCTGTTGAATTAAAGGTTACATCGTCTGCCTTTTCCCAACTCTCTCCGTCAAATGTCTCGCTTGTAAATGTATCTGTTGATTGTTCTACTATCGTTGAACCACCATCATTTGTTGCTGTCTGACTAGAAGATGTATAAGCTCTAAAGTCTGTAAGTTCAAACTTTAATACTGCAGACTTTATAGCTACTATTTCAGCAGGTATAGTTGCCCTTATTGTGACATAGTTAGAATCATCACCATTTTCTTGTACTGTTAAGTTAATATAAGTCGGAGAACCTTGTATCTTAGAAGCTTCGCTGTTTAAACTGTCTGCTAGATTAGAGATTATATCTACTGCATCGTTTTTTACATTGTTAAGCTCTAACGTTAGGTTCTCTACACCGTCACTACCTCGCTTTAATATCATACCTTTGACTCTATGTGTACCTGTAAGACCACTTGTTGTATCTGTAACTGTGACATAATCCCCAAGGGTTACTGCTTCTATTACTGTCTTTGGGTCTGTAGGTCTAAGAGTATTATACTCAGGTGGTGTTTTAAACTCATCTATAAGGTTCTGACTTATTTTATCTAAGGCGTTCTGGTCTACTACTGTTCGGTTTATTGCTCTACCTTTGATTAAACCGTTGTCGCTTATTGAAGAACTTGCCTCTGGTGAGCTTGTCGTATGTTGTGCGTCAAATACTACTACTCCTGTGTCATGAGCATAGCCTGTTGTATCTGTTTCCCATCCTGGGAGTTTATCAGCATTACCAAGTGAATCTACAGCCCTGGTACAAGTTGTAAGGGTATTTGAAGACTTACCTGTATATGTTATCTTCTCGCACCCTACCCAGACATCTCCGCTAGAATCAAAATCACTAGCATCTGTAAGGACTACGCTTGTAGCTGAGGCTGTCAATGCAGTCGCTAGGGTTGATCTAACTATTGTAGCATGATAGCATACGCTTTGAAGTTGTAAGTCACCGTCACCGAAGCCTTTAACTGTTATATAATTAGCCATTCTGCCTACATCTTCTTCCTTTTTAGACTCTATTATATTAGCCCCTGAACCCGTCTTAGCAAAAGTATAGACTGAACTAGCTGAACCTTTTTGTGCTACACAATTTATATTGTAAGAATCATAATCGTTATCTTTATGGTTTCCCCAATCTTCGTACCACTCATAGCCTACATTTTCTACATTCTCCCTTATAGCACCTAGCTTTGTATCTCCGTCTTCAAAACGAATCTTAGATATTGTTCCATAGCTCTCATTATTGTTCATAGATACGCTTGAACCTGTTGTTATATTTGTATTAATTGTAGAGTGTACTGTAGCTGAATACTCGACTCCTGTCATATCATCATTATTTAGTTCCCAGGCTACCTTACCAACTGCTTCTATGTCTACATTATTATTCTGTACCGGCGCTGATTTAATCTGTCCTACGAACCAACAGGTATTGTTTACGAAGAACTTAACAACATTGTTTCTTTTAATATACCCCAAATCAGCTGTAGTAACACCTATAATCTTGGCTCGAAATGACCATACATTATTTAATCTTTCGGTTACTTCAAATGTAAAAAGTTTATTTGAAAAGTTATATTTTCCAGGGTTAAGTGTACTGGTTTCATCTTTTACCCATATAGAATAACGTTTGTCCTGACCATAAGGTACGACTATTGTTCTTCTTTTTGTTCTTGAACTTGAAGTAGCCATTATAACACCGTAAATGTGAAGTTTATTAGATGGTCAAATGTCTGTGAAACAGTACAATTTATAAATTCTACCCATTCAAAAAACTGTCTACTGATACTAACTTCTGTAGATGTGTATATTGTTTGTTGCGAATCACTTAATGTAAGTGCTGTTGATGTATCCTTTGCTAAGTAAGTAGAAGAGCTATTTGTAAGATAAAAACTCATACACGCAGGTACAGAATCATTTAATAACACATCTATTGATACATTGCCTGTTAATCCTGTATATTCCCATACAGTAACATTATGTATTCCTATTGAACTTGTCTGATTCTCAGGTGTTATATTCACCCATGTTACTGTCTGATGTGTATAATTAAAGCTATACGTTCCTGAACTAAAGTTAAGCTCAAAGTCTGATGTATTTGTTGGATAATCATAGCTTATATTATAATCACCTACCCAGAAGTATACTGTTGTAGCACCTAGATTGCCTGCTGAATCATTTGCATAGACTGTAATGTAATTCTGCCCCACTTGTGCTGTAAAGGATGTTTTATAAAACCACCAAACAGCTTCTTCATACGCACGTGTTCCCCCATCTGGACCAGTTGTTAATGATATAACCTCATAATCACTTCCATTATAACAACTCCATTCAACTTCATCTGGACTTACAGAAGCATCAATTTTTAATCTAAAATCAACCCCATTATTTATGCATGATGATATAACAGTTAAATTTCTTCTTGAATCTGTATCTTTAACTTCCCATAAAATAGAATCAATAAAAGAACTATTTGTATAATTTTGATATAAATAAACAATACTTTCACTACTCGGCATAGAACTTGTTCCCCAATCACCATCATAAAGTCGTGTTACAGGGTTGCCCCAATGTCCAGAAGTGGTTGTTTCATCAGCATCTTCCTGATAATATGGATAAGTCCAGAAAGAGTCGTTTAAAGTTATATTTGATCCACCATTTAAACTATATACTACCCAATTTGGTTCTTCATTAGTTGACCATGATAATATTAGTGAAGTTGTTGTATATGATATATTCTCTGGTAACAATACTTCTATTACTGGTGGGTCTAAATCTCCTGAAACATTTAATGTAAGTGTTCTATTAGCTGAAAAAGTTGTCTGACTTGCGTTGTCTGTAACTGCTATTGCCCAGGTATAGTTTATATCTCCATACTCACTAGGTAGTGTATCTTCTATACCATTGACACTATTATTTGTCATTACACTACCATTTGTTGCCTTAGCATTCCATTCCCAGGTAGAGTTAGTTTTAAAGTCACCATAATTATATATCTGATACCAGCTATTAGTAATTGTTGTATGGTTAAAGTGTATTGTATTGTTATTTGGGTATAAGGTCATTTTTAGGTATGCTGACATCTCGACCCAATCACCTTCACCTGATCTACCCATTAAACCATCAAGGAAACTACCTGGACTAACATACCAGACACTTTCGGAAGTATCATTATACATACCGTGCATATCATTTTCTATTACTAATATAGCAGAGGAATTATCTGCTTGGATAATTGTCTGGAAATCTGCTCTGTCTGTTATATACCAACCACCTGTAGATGTGAAGTTAGAGGCTACCTTACCTATGAACAATATTGCAGGCATTGTTGAATTTGTAACAAGCTCTCCTACCCATGCTAATTGTGTTGATCCTAATGCTCTATGACAATCACCATCAGTATAATGGCAAGGCGAGTTAGCTGTAACAAGAGCATCCAGATAGATTAAACGATAACCCTTTATGTCTTGGTAGTAATAACTATCATCTCTATCCCAAATTTCTAAAACATCAGCTACAACAAGATTACATATTTCATGGTTACCAAAAACATGATTAAGACTAGCTGATGTGTCATTAAGGATATTGGTAACATTTTGTAAATCTAATTTTACCTGGGCACTTTCTCCTGTATCACAACCGCCACCATAATTAGCAGAAACAGAATCACCACCGTTAACAAGAACATCTGCTCCCCAAGCATCTATTTCAGTTATAGCACTTCCTAAACGATTAGTTGTATTATCTTGATAATCACTTCCAACAGATTCATTTGCATTATATATTATGCCCACAGTAGCAATTTTAAGGACTTCATTTGGTTTATAATACAAGTTAGCACTACTAAGTAAATGGTCATCTGTTGGGGTATATGTGAAGTTTACTGTGTATGTTGTTGTTATTGCATTGTCTGCTGGAGTTGATAATGTTGAAGTTGGTGGATCATCACTAGGAGCTTCAGCAGCTACAAAATATTCTATTGTCGAAGGTGTGAATGATATTGTGCTATTGTCATATACTACTACAAAATAAACTCTTGAGTCAACAGCTGCACTTTGGCTATCTCTAGCCCTTAATCTTGCTATTCTATCTATTGTATTGTCTGTGTAACCTGTCCACGAAAGAGTATCATTTAATGCAGTATAATCAGAATTATATAGATTAGAAAACATATCATCTGTAGTAGGTTGTACTATGAATTCCATAAAATAAACTTTATTAATTAATTGAGGAGTAGCATAATTTTTATACCACTGTGAACTACCGTCATAGTATTGGCTCGCAAAATACCAATTAGGATCAAATGCCTTTGATATAAATTCCATAGAATCTCCATTATAGTTAGCATTTCTTAATACCATGTTAAAATCTCTGTCTGAGGAATGTTCACTCAAATCAACTGTATCGTATCCTGCAAGAACAGTTATATCATCTGTTGTTCCCCACATTGCTACATTACCTATTCTTAAAGCATATCCACCGCTTGATGTTGCATTAAGATTCATGAAACCGTTGGCTACATAACTCGTACAACCAGAATCATCGCCATCATTCCAGTATGTATCATTATCAAAAGTATCCCAGAACTTAGCTACATTTACACTTGTATTATCTGGTATTGCAGTTGAGTTACACCCATATAGCCAAAGTATTGATTCACTTGTTGGATTGACCAAAAACAGGCTGGTGTTTGTTTTGTTAATAAAAACGGGTAAGTGGTCATAAGTTGTCGCATTGTCGTTGCTGAAAAATACTATATCATCACCAGTATCGGACATATTACCTATAAATAGAGAATAATCTGCATTATCTATTGTCACTATCTGAGACAGGCTAGCAGTATTTGTTACAGGTATTGGAATACGACAACCAAAATTCTCATCTGCCCAATCATCTATAGGATCAAATAGTCTTAGGTTATAAGTCTCATTACCTTCTGGTCGGTATCTTATTTTTAGTATTCCTGATTTGTAAACCTTACCCCAATAATAATCATCATCCCATTCTACTTTCATGTTCATACCAAAGGACATAGATGTACCTGTTACTGGTTCTGTTTCTCCATCATAAACAAGGTTTCTTACTTCATATTGATATATTAATCCCTCTGCGCCATTTACCTCTACTGTATGAGATATTGGGAATAGGTTAACATCATTTATATTTCCATCAAATGTGTATATGTCTATAATCTCTGCTGATTCACATTGACCTATGTATGGTGTGGTTCTTATTATAGTTATATTTTTATCTTCAATAATATATTCTATATTAATGTTTTGCGCAGACCGATAGCATAAGCTAGTTCCTTTAAACAATTTATTATACTCAATTCCTGATATTCTCCAACCACCGTTATAAATATAAAATGTAGACTTATCATTGTCAACTCTTATTCTAACATCATTACCCATAGAAACATAAATTACACCTGAAGCTAACAAAACGAATAGTAATACTCCGATATATTTTTTATCTACCATCAAACCACCGTACTCGCCTGAACAAGCTTTATATTATAATCAAAGGTATTTGTCGAGACATCTGCCTCGTAAGAGCTACTTAGCTCCAGAATCTTAACATTTAGTGTACCTAATCTATCTGATTCGTACTCTATTGTCTTTGTTTGGTCACCTGATAGTAATGCTTTTATCGCATCGTAACTTGTTTTCATACTAGCTAAAGTACCTTCTAACCTAACTGTAAGGTCTATAAATTGAATTATACCACCAAAGTCAAAAGCCATAGACTCATCACTACCGAGTGTAGGCATACCCATAATAGTTATACTACTCTCCAATCTATCTGTTTCGCTTAGTATATGTCCTAAACTTGTTCCTGTAATGCCATTTAATTTCCAAGCCATATTAACCCTTCCTAGTGTTTTCCTCTATCTTTTTTAATAATTTTATTTGAGTCGTTCCTATAGTTTTTAACATAAACAAATTATGTTCTATGTTCGACATGAATGTCATTAACTTCTTTTCTGTTTCTTCGTTCATTTTAACCCTCTAAATATGAAGTTAGCATTGATCCTAACCGTGTAGCTATATCAAATAACACATTACCTTGTGTTGCGCTACCTAGGTTATCAATTATACCGCTAACTGTTATATTATTCGTAACTTTAACACTCTTTGTCGGTGTACTACTTTTTGTAGTGCCAGTATCTCCTGTTACGAAATTCCATATATTTTCAGCTATCCATGTAGATAAATTAAATGGGCTACTTGAACTAATGAAATTCATTATACTTTCTGCTATCCATTTACCAAAATCCCATGTACCTGTTATAAAATCGTTAGCAGTATCTCCTATCCACATAGCAAAATCCCATAAGTCCGTACTATTGAGTATAGAATCTGCTGCAGTTACTATCCATTTAGCTAGGTCTAGCTTACTGCCTACTACAACATACCATAATGTGTCTAATAACCAGTCTTTAAATGCTGTACCTATTGCTATCGTACCACCTACTAGGTCTTTTAAGAACCCCGCTAAATCTCCTTGCATAAGTTTCCCGAATGATTTACCGAACTCCTGTGACCATTTTATCCATCCTATAGACATTCTAAGTAACGATATAGCTAGCGGTCTTAGTAAGTAAGCTAGAAAGTCACCCGCAGGCTTAAAGAAAAGCATAAATGACCTATTAAATATATCTAATATACCCTTTAGGTACGGTGATGATTGTGTCATAAAACTTACTAATTTCTTTGTTAATTCTATTCCTTGGTTTATTCCCGCAGAAATGATACTTAAAGTGCCCGCCATTTTACCGAAAGTACCCATTAAACCCTTACTCTCGCCTGCACCGCCACCGGATGCGCCTTCCATGAAAGAGGAGAACCCACCCATCAGTCCACCGCTACCACCCTTTAGTGCTGAGGCTATCTTATTTGCTGTCTCTGATAGACTTTGCTTATCTACTCCCAATTGGACTTTTAGCTCTGACACGCTCGTACTCTCCTAGCATTTCATATTGGCTTATGACAGTTGCCATATCCCACTTATCTACCTGCTCCGGTGATATACCGTATTTTATAAACCTATGGTAAATCATTTGCATTTTTATGAAGGGATCGCTTGTTTCTGTTCCCCTAACTGCTGCACTCCGGAGCTTTTGTCTTTTTTTTCGTCTATCTTATGAATTTTCTCTATTTCTTCTGTTAATTTAAGGAATATATGTCTAGGCATTCTCTGAACATTTGTATGTGTTTCTTTTCTACTTATACCCTTATATGGCGCTTCTATAGTTGAAACTACAACCATAAGTTCCTTATGTCTCGCAAAATTTTGAATGGAAACATTATCTACTGTGTCTATACACGCCTGATTTAATTGGTTTTCTTCTCCTGCATTAAGACGTTGTATTATTACTTTTCCTTTTCTTTTTAATCCATCGTCGTTTATCTCACCAAACTCTTCAGTGTACTTAAAGACACCAAGGTCTTTAGTTACTCTCATTAAATCACTTCCTTAATTTTCTCTGCTTTGCTAATATACTCATTTTTTCTATATACTCTTTATATTTTGGATGATTTTTATTTTTATTCCATACTGGTGTTGTTTTACACCTATTTATTGCACTTTTACTCATTTTCTTTTTTATTTTAAGTGTTCTTTTATAGTATGTTTTACCTTTGCACCCAATACCTATATTTTTCTTATGTTCTTCTGTTAGTTTTTTTCCAGTGTTCCATGGTATGTGTCCTTTTTTATATGATGCATCATGCTCTATTACTGTATGACATCTTACACATAACCATTCAAGGTTTTCTAACTTATTATTTTCTGGGTTTCTATCTTTATGATGTACTACAAGATTATTCTTACTTCCACACTTATTACATATCATTGGTAATTGTTTTGCTATTTTATAGCACCATTGTTTACTTATTCCACCCTTCCATCTTGGATTATCTTCTCCTTTAAGGAACTCTTTTCCTTCATTCCATGGACGTTTACATTTATGTTCTTTCTTTCCTATGAATATTCCACACTTATTACATTTTTTTGACCAAATGTGCATACTTATCACCTCACCTTTATTTTATTGGTGAGGGTTTAAATAAGTACTCTATTCAATCAAAAATCGTGGTCGCCGTCGCATCTTCTCCTATAATGCTTCCAGACCTGATTGTACCGCTTATTTCTTCGTCTGTTCTAGCTCCTGCTTCCTGAGGATCACTGTGGTCATCAAACTGGACACCTGTGCCTAAGAAGTATATGTGCCTTTCATTAGCTGCTGCCAAACCATTTGTGAAGTTTATCTCTAGTGTTGCTGTTTCTGCTGGGGCTGCGACTGGTGTTGTTGCCCCACCATAAAACCTCTCTAGTTGTGTGGCATTTTCTATTGCTTTAGTTAGGCTAAATGTATATTCTCTGTTTCCTGGTGTTTCAGCTTGCTTAAACCTACTACCTAGTCCACGTGTAGGTATTAAGTTATTGTTTATAGTTAGTGTAAAACTTTGTACCTTTGCTACGTCTGTAGCATTTGGTATTTCCAAATCTCCGTGTGCAAAAATCATAGGACTTTCGGCATCAACTGCAGGTGTAGCATCTAAAGTTGTTCCCTCTGTTTCTGTTTTATATAATACACTAAGGCTTATGCGTACTGGTTCTCCTACATTTGCTGTTATTGTACATGTATTTATCTTACACCCTAAATATTTTCTAACTGAGTCTGTTGAAAGGTCTATACCATTTTCTATTGTGATACTTGGGATATCGTTAGCTTCAGTGTATGTGTGTATATAAGGCGCTGAACTTGTACTTACTGATGTGCCCATTACAGCAGCTAACCAGTGAGAAGTTCCTAGAGTAAATTCTATATCTAGTGATCCTTCAAAGTTTCCTGGTGTTAGAGCCTGTGCATTTCTACTACCTAGACCTCTGGTTACTATTAGATTATTCGCCATTCTAGGTGTTATTCTAAGACCCTTACCAAAGGCTGATTCCAATGTACCTGCTTCAGTACCATAAGCTGAATCTTCGATTCCGTATGTTACATATGAGTGTGCTCCTGTTACCATATTAAACACCCTTCTTCTTTAGCGCCTCAAGAATATCTGTCTTGAGATGCAACATATCTACACCACTTGTGGTGTTTTCAATCTTCTTTATTAGACCTTTCATGTTATCACCTTGATTTCGCTATATTTACCAATTGGACATCCCATATCCAGTGAAAAAACCCTACTCCGTTCCTATCGTGTAGTCTTATAGGTTTTAACAGTTGGTAATCATCATCTGGCGCTATTATTTTAGCATCCATTATTCGTTTTACTTCGGTATGTAAGAGTACGCTATGTACACGACTCTTCATTGTCAATATGTCAATTATTACCTCATCATTCGTGCTCTCATCGGCTGTGCCCAAGCCCATAAACTCGGTTGTGTGGGGTGTCTTTTGATATACTCTTATACTGCTTCGTTCTCCTCGGACATCTTCTCTTTTTCTCTCAAATCCTGCACTTATGGTAGGTGTTAAGTCGTTTGTATTCGCTGATGTCCAATTATCGCTTAACATTGTAACTATTGAGCTTACCGCATCCATTTAATCACCACCATAGTCTGATGCAGGTACTATTGCAGCTCTTGCGCTTGTTGTCTCCGCTATATCTTCCTTCCATTGGGTTATCTTTTGATCGTAATTGAGGTTAACTGATCCTTCTGGTAATTTATTACTACGGTCTTCGCTAGTTAAAAACTCTATAGCAACATAACGTGAACAAGCCTTTGTTATATCTCCAGGTATAGTTGTTTCTCCATATCTATATGTAATCCTCGAGCTTGATGTTCTATGCCTTAAAAATGATATACTATTCAGATGTATTATTCCGTCTGTATATTCCACCCAAAAGTCAGTATTCCTACCTTCTGTTTTATCTGTAATCCAGTCGACCCATGAACCACCATCAAATACTTCTAACTTGTCACTTTCGGCTGTATCAAAATCCTTAACAGAACGATGTCTTAGAAATACTGTTTTACCGCCTCTGGTATTATCAGGAATAGGTGTCTGGTATTCATTTGTTACTGTTACTTCCTTCCAGGCATGGTTAGTATCTCGGTTTATATCATCTTCTGCCTCTACTATCATCTGAGCTAAGTGTGAAAGTGTAGGCATTGAAACCATGTCAAAGGTTATACCACCTAGTAACCTTGATATTTTAATAGGAGTTGTGTATGTAAATGGTAGTGTTGTTATATTCTTCTCTTCTAGTGCGTTTGTTGTATTTACTAACGTCTCATAAATATTAAATAATCCAGTAGGATGATATACTAAAACCTCTATTTGGTCACCATCGTCATATTCTGTACTAAAATTAGCTAAATCTATAGTGTATTCACCACTTGAATTTGAAACTGATTGATTGGAAGCTGCTAAAAACTCGTTTTTTGTAGCATTATGTGCCCCAACTAGAGCGCCTGCTAAGGCTGTAGAACCATCTGTATCGTAGATATACCCACTTATTGGGTATGGTGTTGTTGTCATTTAATCACTTCAAATACCTGCTGTTACTATCACTGTAATTGTAGCTAAAACGCTTATTACAGCAGTAGCTCCAATGTAAATACCCCTAGTTTTGAAACCAGTTCTTTCTAGTTTACCTATACGAGTATTTGAATTGGAACATGATGTTATTGTATTCATGATTTTATCATTCTGGTTTTTCAAGTGTTCTTCTATTACTGCTATATTTTCTTTATTCTCATGTGAAATTTCAAACAACTTGTCCATCTTTTCGCCAAGTTGTGTGAGTGTAGTCATCATAATTACGCCTCATGTTTTACATCGTCTGCTGAGGTAATTACGACTTCTAACTCCCCAGTGGTTTCGCTCTCATAAACTATACAAAGACCACCATCAAAGAATTTTCCAGCGTTTCCATAACCAAAATAAATATGCTTACTGTCTCCAGTAGGTGTTTCTATTGTCATTACCTTATGATCGTTTGTTCTATCATATATATGAGCATAAAGACCACCACCTGTGTTATTTGTGGTTGTAATACTATTTACCATAGTAGAACCTAGTAACGGAGCGCCTATATGAAGATAAATATCTTTTGCTTCAACACCTGTTGCGGCTACTGCTGTAAACCTGTGATCCATAGAGTGTGTTCTCTCTGAGTTCCACGCTACTACCTGTATCTTATCATTAGCTGTCCATCCGCCAGGAACATTAGCTAGGTCTACTGTATATTGTCCGGAAGAATTGGTTGTAGAAGATTTGTCAGATGGTAACCACTTTGCCTGTGTTACATTTCTAAGTGTAACTACTGCGTTTAATAGGGCTGATCCACCTATATCGTATACTACTCCGCTCACTGGGTATGGGGTTTCGGTCATATAATCACTCATAGTTTATTAGGTAATACTGGCTGTAATTCTCCCTTTTTATGTCGGTATAAAGGGTTTCTGTGGGTAATATTAGGGTCATGGTATGAGCTTATACCGTTATGATAGTGTTGTATTGCTACTGTTCCGTCTCTTTTTTTGTATATCTTTAACCCTGCCCTTGTTCCCATAGCCAATATAGCACCTGCTATAAGTGTTATAATATAAATTATTGTAACATCTGGACATTCAGGGCATTCTTCTGGTTCTTCGCATACCTCACAAGTTTCGCATACTATTGGGTCTGGGCATATAGGACAACCTGGACATGCGCCACACGCATTATCTCCCATAAATGTAATTAAACCAAATGGCGCTCCATTATATGTTATAACCCTCTCTTCTATTCCTTGTATTGATATCCTGAAATTATCCCCTACTTCATAACCTGACTTAGAGTTTGCCCAATCAAATATAGCTTCTCCTAGTTGGTTAGTCATACCTAAAAATGACTCCGATGTTCTTATGTTTGTTATTGTAATCATCTTACTGCCTGGATAATCAGCAGTCAGCTTAACAGCTATAGGCATAGGTGTTTGCTGTGCCGCAGCTAAAGGTATTAACATAATCATCAATGCTACCAATGTTATTAGTATTCTTTTCATAGTTATCTCTCCATACTTATTGTCGACCAGTTACCTGCGCTGTTATTTACGAAAACCCATACCGCTTCGCCATACTCTAGTCTGTAATCATCGAATATACTAAAGTCATTTCTGTGGGTAATGTATATTTGGTTTTCTGAATCATAAAGCGATACATAGTTTATTCTTTGGTCTAAACCTGTTGTTTTAGTTAATGCTTGGTCTGCCACATATTCGAGTGTTAGTCCTGTTTTATTGAATAAACTAATTTGATTCCATCCAGAAGTTAGGTTTGTAACATTTGCTACATTCCTATTTTCCTTTATTTCCCTAAATATATAATATTCTGTTCCTCTAGTTCCGGCTAAATAAATATACATTGGGTGTCCCTCTTCTATATCAGTATCATTATTTGTTCCTGCGCCTACTACATAGTTTGTATGGTTCTGATTATCATAATCCCATACACTTACATGAGTAATTAGTGTAGTTAAAGCTCCTATATCATAAGTAGTTGTGTTCCTAGTTGCGCCTATCATATTCCAAGAATCACCATATAATGTATTTACAACAAGGGTTACATTTGTTCCTACTGCTTCGTTTCCTGTTGAATCGTTCATATATGGTTGTAATATAAATGTTCCTCTTTCAGTTATAGAACTTTCTGTTATAGATATAGTACAATAATATTCTCCTGCTGATATTAATGCAAGTGTACCTGTAACATTTGTATAATTAATTGAGGTATTTGTAGGAAATAATATTGCCCAGCATGTATGTGGGTTTAAGTCTGTAACATTACCTGCCCAATTTAATGTCATACTAGCACTAGACCCATTTTGCTCGGTCTGTACTTCGGTAGCTGCCACCGGATCGGTTGAATCATAAATAACTGTTCTTAATGGTGTTTGAAATTGAGTACCATCTGATTGATTTAGCCATATTATATAAGTATAATTTCCATCTGCTCCGAGGTTTCCTGTAGTATTATATTCTACGACAAAGTTTGTTTTTGAGGTATTTGTGACATTTCCTGCAAGAAGTGTTGTATTTGTACCGCTTAAATTAAATTCAATTATATCTGTTGAATTACCTGTATCCAAGGTAAAAGTTGCATTAAAATGTGTATAGTTAATTGCAGTATAAATTGGGTCTGTTGCCGGTGTAACCCATGCTGAAAGAGATGGTGTTCCTGCGGTTAGAGTTGATAGTGCTAAAAGTGAACTTATTAAAATAACTGCTGCGATTACTATTAGTATTTTTAAATTCATATCATGCACCTATTGCTATCCACCCAAATGTACCATTAGCTGTTTCAACTACCGCTAATACTGTTCCACTTGCTAAAGGTAATGTTGCATTAACAGAACAACCTTTTTGTGTTCCGCCTTTTACAAATATAAAGAATTGATCTACTCTCTCTAAGCCTGTTATTACATTCGCAGTAGATACTCCGCCAGATAGTACTGATGTTCCCTCTATCCATTTCCTATTACCGAAATTCATTATGTGATTTACTGTCGTTGCGATTGCCATATTCTCACCTATTGACCGATTGCCATCCAATAGAATGTTTGATCGTTTGTTTCAGTTACTGCGGTAACTGTACCGCTTGATAGTGGAAGTGTCTCATTTACCGATACACCTTTTTGGGTTGCGCCTGCAACTACGAGGAAGAACTGTTCTACTCTTTCCAGAGTTGTTATTACTTCGCCTGTTGCTGTTGATCCACTTAAAACTGAATTTCCATATACACAAATTCTATTGCCTACTGGCATCCTATGGTCGATTGTAGTTACGATTGTCATGATTTCACCTTAGTCTTTAATGTCATCTGATTTCATAGCCTCGATTTGAGAGATTATACTCTTTGCTCTCTTATCTCCGATACCTGATATCGCCCTAAGGTCTATGAGGTTTGTATCTTTTAGGAATGAATCCCAAGTTTTGTATTTAGATACTATGATGTCAGCAAGCTCTATGTCTATACTCTTTAACACAATTAGCTTATCTTTATATGAAATTTCTTTATTTGCTTTCTTCTCTACTTTCTTTTTTACTGAGGCTACCTTACTTTTTACTGATTCTGTTAAGGTTATTTCCTCAAAATCGGGGTTATTCTTAAAATAATCAATATCTTCTTTTATTAATATCTTAGTAGGTCTATCTTGCCAAAAAGGGTAACGATTCCCTGTAGGTCTAGCTTCATAAGTTATACTTGGCATACCCATAATTGTCTTTTTAAACTTTGTCATAGTTATACTTTCTCCCTCGCTAGTTATAAACTTTTGATCTGAAATTATGATATGGCATAACAAATAATGCCATTCGAATGGTAAATTTGATGTTCTTAACCACAAAGACTTAAAGTAAGTCTCTGAGCTTACCCTGTCCAACAAAGAATCTACATACTGTTTCTCCCATGGTTCTAAACATACCCTCTGTTCCGAGTCTGTCTATTGCATGAGGCAATCCTGTACGCATACCTGCTTCGAAATACTGAGTAGGCTTTGCTATCATCATTCCGAGTCTAGGTTCTCCAAATCCTTCAGGGTCAGTTGTGTCCAAAAAATACATTCTACTTATTGTATCTGCTGGAGCATTCTTTGATGTTACTAAAGGTTTGTCGTACAGGCTTGATATGTGGATTCCTGTGTTGATACCATCTGCTGTTTGAATACCGTTTACGCCGAACTGTGCTGTTGCCTCTCCGAGAGGGCTATACCTCACGTAAGAATCGTACAGTCCTTGGCACTTGCTGTATGTATCCAATCCGGTTAGGATAACGCTTGTATTTCCGCCATAGGTCTTTGTCTGGTATAACATTGTTCGAATGAGCAGGTCAGTTAGTGACCTGTCTGTTCCAGAAGCATGGCTAACATAGGCATCATACCCTGCTAACGCTGCATCTCTGTCACCACTTCCGTAAATGTCAAACCAACTGCTGTATGAACCACCAAAGGCATCTTCTTCAGAATCACTTGCACAAACTCTGTCAAGAGACTCTACAGGATATTTGTCTGTGGTTGTCCTTGCTGCACCTGCACCATCAGCTTCTGCTGATACGTCCGCAAGGAGCATGACGTTAATCATTTCCCTGTGGTGTGTAGCCATTAATGCTCTCATCTGTTCCATTCCACCAAAAGCGTCATCTTGTGACTCTGTTGCGAGGAACTCCTGAACTTCTGAGACATCGAATGTATGTGCGATTGTCTTTGGGGTTGCGACCTCAGTTGCAAATGTAGGCTTTATAGTTGAAGGCAATGCTGCATTTTCTGCTAGTCCGCCGCCACTTGCTGCTGCTCGTGTGGTTATTATTCTCCATCCTGATTTTGTCCAAGGTGTTTTAGGTAGTATTCCAAAAGCGTTAGCTTCTTGGTTTAATGCTGCCCAAACCTTTGCACCATATATCTGGTTGTAAACTCCAGTTGTACTTGTTATAACAGGTGCATCCTTCTGAACAAGTTCAGAGCCAGGAGCAGAACCGTAAAAGATATTTTCCATGTCTTCTATTGTGCTTACTTTGTCGAATAGAGCCATATTATTCTCCTATACGTGCATCTCTGTCTTTCTGAACGCTATCAATGATAGTGTTCCATCCGACATCTTTGCCTGCCTTACCTGCCTTGATTACAGCCATTGCTGGGTCTTTTGAGTCTTCATTGAAGACATCAGTTGTACCCTCAAATGGACGTGGAGTTGTGGACTTTGTTATTGTTTCCTGTGATTTCTTTAGTTCTGAAACATCTTTAACAAGTTCCTTCATTTTTTCCATAACCTCTGAGCCTGATTGGCTGGAAACTGCGTCGTCCGCTCCGTCTGATATTGGGGTATCTTCAGTTGTTGGGTCTTTTGGGAGTTTGACTTTTCCACCTTCTGGGGAAGCTGCGAGTGTTTTACCGTCTTCTTCTGAGGTTGAGATAGATTTAGAGATGTCAGCTAGAGCCTTTTCTATTGCTTCAAATCTTTCGTTGGTACTGTCTTCAAAAGACTTTTTCTTTTCTTCAGGCTTTTTTTCATCTTCTGGCTTTTTCTCGTCTTCTTTCTTCTTCTCATCTTCCATCGGTTTCTTGTCTTCAACTTCTACTTTAGGTTTCTTGTCATCTTCATTTGTTTCCATATTTTCACCGTTTTCTTTTGTATAGTCATCCACTGAACTAGCAGTGTCCGAAGCATGAATAAGCGACTTTATTATTTCAAGTGCTTTTAGTAATTCTTTAGAAGGGTTCTTTGACTTTGCGAGCATGTTTATATCTTCAAACAATGCCTCGTCATTAGCAGGGTCTTTAACAACAGATAGCTCGTGTAATTCTAAGTCTTTTAGTCTTCTAGCTACTCCGTCGGCTGTCTCTTCTATCTCTTTATTATGAGAAGCTCCACCAAAACTAAACCCTGTATATTCTCCAGACTTTATCCTTTCCCATGTATCATCGTCTGTTTTATAATCATCAAATACTTTAACTGTAACAAATATTCCAGGTACTTCCTCACCTGATATTGTTTTGTTTTTAGGTACAAAGTTTAAAACCTTACCCACTGGTCTGTTAGAGTGGTGGTCTATAAGAACTCCGCCTCTATCCATAAATTTGTAAAAGTTAGCTTCCATCTCTTCTATGTCTGCTATCTCATTATCAGAATCAATCTTTTCAACTGTTGCCCATCCGGTTATAATTCTTTGTTCTTTATCGTTTATAGCTGTCTCTTTTAATACGTACATGATTTAATTAGCCTACTGGTTAGTTATAAACCTTAAAGAAAAAGTTATTATTTTAAGTACTTAACTTCTGTTTCTCTTATCGCTGGACGTACATATGGGTGAGCGTCAGTACCCCATTGGGCAATAGCATTAGCTATGTTCCTAGCCATTTTGATTGCTTCTAGTCTTTTCTTGCCTAATTTTCTCATGCACCATTTTACTATAGGCTCTAAAGGTGGGTAATGTGGTGGTGTTCCAAACTCTATCCAACTAGCATGTTCTGCATCATAAATAATTAAGTACCCCTCTGCTGTCTTTTCTATTCTACCTGATTGTAGTAACTCTCCTGAATTTGTAATAGCAGAAGGTAGCATATCCCTAGCTCCTGTTTCCCACTTGATTGGCTTGGTTAAGTTCTCTTGGGTTTTAGTAAACAAAAACTCTGTAGCTTCCTCAAGCAACAACTCTAGCTTGTTGTTTAACTCTTTCTTGGTATTGCCTGGTTGGTTCTCTATTGTCATATTGATTCTTCTTACCTAATCGTTTAAGGCATTTTCTGCATAGGCGTATATTTATCTCGAAGTGTGTAATAGCTAAGTCTCCGCATAGCTCACATGGTGGTTTGAACATACTGTTTATTCTTTGTTGAATATATATTTTACCGTACTTTTTTGATATGCGGTCTACACATTTTGCGCAAGCCCACATCATATTTGGAAAGGTCTCATCAGCTAGTTTAACACACTTATAACATTCTGTTTTTGGCTTTCTTTTTTGTTCCATCTTTTTTAACCTAGAGCCTGCAGTACCATCACGGTACATATGTCTTATGGTCTTTTCAAACTCCTTATCTGATTTAGACTTACCCATCGTTCCCATTCTACCGTCTCCAAGTAATTATTATGTTATTTATAGTACCCTCTTCACCTGCATTGGATAGAGTTATGTATAGTGCGCCCACTGAGACAAAGTAAGACCATATACTGTTAGCCAAAGATATTTCTCCCTCTTCTACGCTAAAGTCCTTTGGTTTTAATACAATATCTTTATTGCCAATTACTCTGTTTACTATTTTCTCACCCTCAATAGTTTCTATCAATAAGTGTGTCTCTTCGTTATTGACGTGATTATTCTTTATTTGTATCTTTATTATTTCACCATCTATTGGTTCTGTATATATCTTGGCTTCTCCTCCTTCTGCGTATATTATACCTGTAAATGTTTTCTCCATAATATCTCCTATGTAGTTCCGCCTAATCTATCTGAAAGGTATCTTATAACCATCCCCTCGACTACAAATTCTCCTGTGATTTCATTAGTAGTAGCTGCTATTCTTCTAACTCTTATTCCTAAAGGTTGCCTTGCAATTACCGCAATAGCGGAAGCATCTAAAGTAAAACTAACAGCAAATGAAGTGTATTGTGCGGCTGTTCCAGTATCTGTTTCTGTTGTATAATCATTGGTAGTTATAGGTACAACTTGGTTAGTTGCAGGATCATAATATTCTACACTTACTTGTAAATTAAATTTCTTATCAGTATTAGCAGTATCTAACCAACCTGCTAATGTTACCACAGGGTCTGCAGCTCCATCCCAATCTTCAGGTATACAATTACAAGTAAACAATTCTTCATCGTCATTATTAAAAATAGGCAAACTCCATCCAAAGAATAACCCTCTATTAACTAATGTAGGCTTACCTTGTGCAGTTATTCTGGAATAATTAAAAGTAAATGTCTTAGACCTATATATTTTAGCTGTTCCTGTTAATGTTAATTCTCCATCTGCTGCAAATGTTGCATTATTTGTCGCAGTTCCATGCCTTATATTACCCTCGCTGTCTATTCTTAATTTCTCTGTTAAAGAGTTCCCATCTGTTCTTGTCTTAAATACTAAGTTACCATCGGCATAAGGTGTAAGTCGTTCACTATGAATACTGCTTCCTACTGAATCACTTGTACTTGTTGTGAATACTAAAGCTGCACCTGTCCCTGTTCCTACTGCATTATTTTTAATTTGTAGTATGTCTTGCACATTTCCAGCATTAGCTTCTGCTACTGTTAATCTAAATCCAGGGTTAGTTACACCAATACCTACAT